AAAAGTTTGAGGCAACTGTCCGATGCTGCACTCAAAATGGCATCAGAGGTGGATCAGCGACTGTCCACTTCCCAATCTGGCACCAAGAGATAGAAGATATTATCGTACTGAAGAATAACAAGGGAACTGAAGATAATCGTGTCCGTAAACTAGATTACTCTATTCAGATTTCTAAACTCTTCTATGAACGCTTCATCAAAAACGAAAACATCTCACTCTTCAGTCCACACGACGTTCCTGGTCTGTATGATGCTTTTGGCACTCCTGGATTTGATGAGTTATACAATGTTTATGAACGAGATGAGTCTATTCCAAGAAAAACTATCGGTGCTCAAGAACTCTTTCTGGACCTCTTGAAAGAAAGAGCAGAAACTGGTAGACTCTACATTATGAACATTGACCATTGCAATTCTCACTCGTCCTTTATGGATAAAGTTGAGATGAGCAATCTGTGTCAAGAGATTACTCTTCCGACTAAACCACTCCAACATATTGATGACACTGATGGTGAAATTGCTCTTTGCATCCTTTCTGCTATTAATGTTGGTAAAATTAGGGATCTTCAGGATCTTGAAGTTCTTTGCGATCTTGCTGTTCGCGGTTTGGATGAACTCATTGATTTCCAAGGATACCCCGTCAGAGCAGCAGAAATCGCTACTAGAGCACGTCGTTCCCTTGGAATTGGTTACATTGGTCTAGCTCACTACCTTGCTAAGCATGGGGAACATTACGATGATCGACGATCTTGGAAATTAGTACATGATTTAACTGAGGCATTTCAATACTACCTCATCCAGGCTACCGTAAATCTTGCTAAAGAAAAGGGTGCTTGCGAATACTCTCATCGCACCAAGTATGGTAATGGAATTCTTCCCATTGATACATACAAGAAGGACGTTGACGAAATCGTCCCCAACGAGTTAAAATATGATTGGGAAGGTCTTAGAGCACAGGTTAAGCAGTACGGAGTTAGGAACTCAACACTGTCCGCACAAATGCCTTCGGAGAGCAGTTCCGTTGTGTCAAATGCCACCAATGGCATCGAGCCTCCTAGAGGATACTTGTCCATTAAGAAGTCGAAGAAAGGTCCACTTAAGCAAATTGTTCCACAGTATCAAACACTTAAGAATAATTACACGCTTCTTTGGGATATGCCTAGTAATCGTGGGTATATTCATATTGTTGCTATTATGCAAAAATTCTTCGATCAAGCAATTTCTGGAAACTGGTCCTATAATCCAGAAAATTACCCAGATAATGAAGTTCCTACTTCAGTGATGGCACAAGATCTTTTGACTACATATAAGTACGGTTGGAAAACATCGTATTATCAAAATACACATGATATGAAAAATGATGAGGTTGAAGAAACCAAACAATCCTTGGAAAATTTAATATCCCAACTAGAACAAGCAGAGGAGGAAGATTGTGAGTCTTGTAAGATTTAAAACAGGTTTGGAGAATAAGAAAATGGTCAAATCAATGACTGTTTTTAACTCTAATGAAGTAGATACCAAAAAGCAACCAATGTTTTTTGGTCAACCATTAGGAATACAGAGATACGATTCTTACAAGTATCCAATCTTCGATAAACTAACAACTCAACAACTAGGTTACTTTTGGAGACCTGAGGAGGTCTCTCTCCAAAAAGATAGGGGCGATTATCATATGCTCCGCCCAGAACAAAAGCATATCTTCACCAGCAACCTGAAATATCAGGTTATGTTAGATTCGGTTCAGGGTCGCGGTCCTGGTATGGCATTTGCTCCATACTGCTCTCTCCCTGAACTGGAGGCATGTATGAAAGTGTGGGAGTTCATGGAGATGATCCATAGTCGCTCATACACCTATATCATCAAGAATGTTTATTCAGACCCTTCTGAGGTTTTTGATATGATTCTCAAAGAGGATCGCATTATGGAACGTGCTGTAAGTGTTACACAGGCGTATAACGACTTTATCAATGCAGCACATCGTTATGATAATTCTGATGAGTGGCAACACGCATTAGAACAAGTTCCATACGCACAAGAGGTAAGGTATGAACTCAAACGGAAACTTTTCCGCGCAGTTGCAAACGTTAATATTCTTGAAGGTATTCGCTTTTATGTCAGTTTCGCTTGCAGTTTTGCATTTGGCGAACTCAAACTTATGGAGGGAAGTGCAAAAATCATCTCACTAATTGCAAGGGATGAAAACCAGCACTTAGTCATCACTCAGAACATCATGAACAAGTGGAAGGAAGGTGATGATCCAGAGATGGCACGAATTGCCAAAGAAGAAGAGCAGTGGGTCTACAAGACCTTTGAGAACGCTGTAAACCAAGAGAAACTCTGGGCAGAATATTTGTTCAAGGATGGATCTATGATTGGTCTAAATGACAAACTACTACAGCAGTATGTTGAATGGATTGCCAACCGTAGAATGAAAGCAATCGGACTCAAACCACTCTATGACATACCAGCAAAGAATAATCCACTTCCTTGGACAGAACATTGGATCTCTTCTAAGGGTCTTCAAGTGGCACCCCAAGAAACCGAAGTCGAATCTTACATCGTCGGAGGAATCAAGCAAGATGTTACCAAAGATACTTTCTCAGGATTTCAATTGTAAAGGCGGTTGCGGTAAATGCACATGCATAACGCCTGAGGAGTCTCTGGAGGCATATAAGGAAGCAGCAAAATCTGATTCTTATATGTTCGGAGAATACAACGGATATGAAGCATACGGGGATATCCCCGATTAAGAAAGAGGGTCTTCGGACCCTCTTTTTTTATAAATAAATTTATAGAAAAAATAAAAAAAAAATGTCTAGAATTACTGGAACTGATGCAAAATCATTGATGGAAGCATATTCGTCAATTTATCTTCGTGAAGAAATGCTCTTTGAAGAGTTTTTAACAGAAGAATTTATCCTTGAGTCTTATCAGTATGTTGCTGATTTCTTAGTACATGAAGGATATGTACCTGGTTATGAGACTGCTGAACTCTTCATGTCTGAAATGGATGAGCATTGGATTGACGAAATCCTCTGCGATTATGGATTGTATTTAAATGAGGGTCCATTTGGAGATTTTGCTAATACTGTCGTCGGTGGTGCTAAAAGAGCAGCAGGTGCTGTTGCTGGTGGAGTAAGAAAGGTTGCTGGCGCTGCTGATAGAGGTGTTGCTGGTGCTGTTCGTGCTGGTCAGGCAATAAGAGGAACTGCTCAAAGGGCAGCAGGTGCTGTTAGTCGTGCTGGTCAAGCAGCTGTTGGTGCTGGCGTTCGTGCTGGTCAGGCAGTTGCTGGTGGAGTTCAAAGAGCAGGCCAAGCAGCTGTTGGTGCTGCTCAAAGGGCAGGAGGTGCAGTTGTTAAAGCAGCAACTCCTGTTGCTCAAGCAATTAAAGGCACCGCTCAAAGGGCTGTTGCTGCTGGTCAGAGTGCTTTAGGTGGTGCCGCAAGAGCAGTTCAAGGTGCTGGTCAGGCAGTTGCTGGTGGAGTTCAAAGAGCAGGCCAAGCAGTTGCTGGTGGAGTTCAAAGAGCAGGCCAAGCAGTTGCTGGGGCTGCTGGAAGTGCTGCCCGTAGAATTGGTCAAGAAATCGAAATTTCCAGACAAGTTGGTGCAGGAACATATAAACCACCCGGTTCTGCTACACCTTCAGTTGCCAAACCAACTCCTGCTGCCGCTAAACCTAATGTTGGTGGGGCAGTTGCTGGTGCTAGACCTGCCACTCCTGCTGCCGCTAGACCTGCCACTCCTGCTGCCGCTAGACCACAACCTGGCGCTGCCGCTAAACCTGCTACTCCTGCTGCTCCTGCTGCCGCTAAACCTGCTACTCCTGCTGCTCCTGCTGCCGCTAAACCTGCTGCACCAGCAAAAAGACAATCTCTTGCATCTCAAGCAGCAGAACTTCGTAGCATGAGAAAAGCATCACAACAACGTATTCAAGCGGCGGGTGGAACTCCAGCAACCGCGTTGGTACAGGGTTTTGACATGTTTGATATTGTTCAGGGATATCTTATTGATGAAGGTTATGCTGAAACTGAAGATGCAGCAGCAGTAATCATGGTAAACATGAGTGAAGGATGGAAAACTCAAATTCTTGAGTCTGGATATTTTCCAACTAAGTGATTATTTAAATTATAACCATTTTTAAGAGGGTCATTAAGACTCTCTTTTTTTTATAAATAACTAAAAAAGTAAGAAAGAAAGATGAAGTCTTTTAGTCAATTTTTGAAAGAAGAAGAAGCAAAACAAGGTAGATTACTTAATCGTAAAAATCAGGCATATAAAGACATTAATAACCCAAATCCTGGAAATCGTGGATATGCAACTGATGCAACACCAACACCTGCATCTAGAAGATTGCCACCAGGAGCGCCGGAAGCACCTAAACCTTCTCCTGGACAATTAGAAATTCCTGAACCAAGAACAACCAAAGTTTCTGGATCTCAAATTAGAAACGCTGGTGAGGCAAGACAAGGTAGATTACTTAATCGTAAAAATCAGGCATATAAAGACATTAATAACCCAAATCCTGGAAATCGTGGATATGCAACTGATGCAACACCAACACCTGCATCTAGAAGATTGCCACCAGAAGCACCTCCAGCAGCATCAAAACCTTCACCAGGGCAACAAGTAATTAGGCAGACTTCCACTCCACCAACTACAAAGGCATTACCTCCAGGAAGATCTGGTGGTCCATTAGCAAGATCGACTGGTGATAATATTCCTGATGCCATGAAAAAAGGTGCTTTTGATGCAGCAAAAAAAACATCTTCTAGAACAGGACTAACTTCTGCAGAAAAAGCAGCGGCAGCATCGAGAAGATCTAAACTTCTTTCCCGTTCTGCAACTCCAGCGCCTTCTGGAGCAAAATCACCCACTGGAGTAAAACCAACTGGTAAATTTGGCAGAGCACTTAAAGTACTTGGCCCAGCAGCAACTGCTCTTGATGTGGGTTTAAGTGCCGCAGACGAAAAAGCAAAAGGATCTGGTTGGGCAAGGTCCCTTGCTAAAGGCGCTGCAGTCGCTGCTGGAGGACTCGCAGGAGGCACTCTGGGTGCCATTGGGGGAGGTGGTATTGGTAGTGCTGCTCTTGGTACTGCTGGTGCTATCGGAGGTGCAGAAGCGGCAGGAAGAGCATTTGATGTTGTTGCTGGCGCTAATGCAAAAGAAAGAGCAGCAATGGCAAAAGCAAATCGTCAGCGTCAAGCAGGAAGTGCACTCAAAGGTATTGGTGGAAAAACTACATTCAGTCAAAAGAAACCTGGTGGACCTGCATTCATGTCAACTGGTTCTGGATCACAAAGAAAAACTGTTCAACTCGCTAAAACTGGTGTAGTTCAAAGAGGTGGTAAATCTGTTGCGGGTCATCTTGCATTTAAGGATGGTAAAGCAGTTTATAAGGCAGGTCCAAGTGCTCAATCACTTGCTAAAACTTCTTCAAACCCATTAGAAAGAATTGGTAGAACACTATTTGCAGGTGCATATAGGAAGCATGATGCTGCAAAAGCACAACAAGCACTCCAAAAAGCAAGACAAAATGATATGGCACGCCAGCAAAAGTTAGGTGTAAAGCATCTTCCTGGTAAGTGATTTTTATAAATACCTCATATAAGGTATTTAAATTATACAAATGTCTAAAATTTCGCAAGAGTTTATTAATAATCTTGGATTTTTATATGAAGAAATTCATGTAAGAGACCAAGATTTTTTAAATGAAGAATCTGAGTATTATGATGTAGAATCTGCAGAATTAACGGAAGATATAATCCTTTCAATTGCATTATCAATGTTTTCTGAAGGATATAATGCAGAAACTTTTATTAAATTTTTAGCACATTCTGATGAAGAAGTTATTTTAGAAAGATATTTAAGTTCAGATATAACTTTAATTTCAGAACAAATAATTTCTGACGATTTCATTGAAGAACAACTTGAACTGTTGGAATTTGCTGGATTAATTCGTCTTCTTGGTAGGGGCGCTGGTGCTATTGCTAAAGGTGCTCGTGCCGGAGCATCTGCCGCAAAGACAGCAGTTAAAACCGGTGTTCAAAAGGCAGCAACTGCTGGTGTTGAAAGAAGAGTTGGAGCACAATTTACAAAATCTGGAAATGCTTCCAGAGCTGCAGCGGCTGTAGAAAAACTTGCCAAAAGTAAAGCAGCAAAATCTGGTGTAACAGTACCAACAGGATCTTTATCACCTAAACAGTCTACAGATCTTTTGAAGCAAGCAAGAATTGCTCGGGCAACTAGAGGTGTTAAGACTGCGGCAATGGGTGCTCTTGCGGCAGGTACAGGTGTTCTCACTGGTTATGCTGGTGCTAAATTAGGTGGTGCTGGACAAGGTGCCCCCAAACCAACTCCATCTGACGTACAAACCCCATCGACCCCTTCAACACCATCTTCCCAAGCACCTTCAACACCATCTTCCCAAGCACCTTCAACACCTTCAACAAAACCATCTGCGACTGGAGATGTTAATAAGAAGTATCAAGAACTGAGAACAAAGGATCCAGAAGCTGCTAAGAAGTATGGTCTGGAGCAATGGGCAAAGGCAAATCCAAAACTTGCCGCCAAAGTAAATGCTGATGGTACTCAGAAGGGTACTGGTCAAAGTCAGATGGAGAAAGATGCTGAAGAACTTCGTCGAATGACTAACAGATCTAAACAGCGTCAAGGCAAATTAATGGGTGGCCCAGAAGGTCCAGGAAAAATTGATACTAAATCTGTTGATGATTCTATTAAAGCAGAAACTGAAAGGTTGAAAAAATCTGCAGAAAAGAAAGCAAATGAAAAGGTTGCAACTACTAAAGAGTCATATGATGCATATGATATTGTTTTAGAATATTTAATTAATAGTGATCAGGTTAAAACTCTTGAAGAAGCACATTATGTGATGTTGGAAATGGATAGTCAAACAATAGGAAATATTGTTAGATCTAATAAAATTTGATTATTATATTCTAGTTACTGCTTGTTTTACAAATACTTTACCTTCAACAACTTTTATCGAATCATTTGAACTTTTTACAAAAAGGTCATAGACATAATTTCCAGGTTTCATAGATGATGTAGTTGCTGAAGGTAAAGATATTGTTATTGTACCTGTCAATCTATTTGGAAATGATATTGTAAATGGGGTTCTTGTCAATGATCCTTCATGTGTTTTAATCTCTGCACAAGCAGTATAGTCAGTTAAATCTAATGGACTTAAATTGTTATTATTTTGCAATGTAAAAGTCTGATTAAAATCTGTTCCCGTGTAGATTATTAAGTTATTGACAAATATTGCCATTATTCTTTTAATTTATAATTGATTTAAAATATTTATTGGTAGGTACATGCTGTCGATATACCTGGTCTTATGTTTACCATACCTTCTACGGCTATAAATTTGGTAGTATCTCCCCTTGTTATTAGCACATCATAAACGTGTCTTCCACTTTTAAGTGTAGATGTCACTTCGCTTGTTAATGAGAGGTTTATTATTCCATTAGATTCGTCTGTGATTGTTAAAATAAATGGTGTATATCTTGAACTAGAGGCACTTTTTCTTATGTGAGATGTACCCGAACATCCAGACAAAGATTCTGATAAATCAAATGATTGTGAAAAGGATATTCCTTTTTCTATTATTAAATTACTGACGGATACTGAAGCCATTATTATAGCACTTTTATTAGGTATTTATCAAGGAACTTGACAAAGTACCCAAAAATACTTAGACTCACCTTTGTCCCGGTTAAAGATAAATAATAGCTCATTGAATTCTATAATATGAGTTATGAGAATCCATGGAGATATAATGAGAGACCTTTTGATAGTGACTCTATTGGGGATTACTTCGGTTTTGTTTATCACATTACCAATAAGTCCAACGGACGATCGTACATTGGGAGAAAGTATTTTTGGTCGTTCAGAAAACCTCCTGGAAAGAAGAGAAAAGTAAAACAAGAATCTGATTGGAAGAAATATTATGGATCTTGTCCAGAGTTAAAGGAGGATATAAAAAAGTATGGCAAAGAGAATTTCGATAGAAAGATATTGAGTCTTCATACAACAAAAGGTCAATGTAACTATGAGGAGACCAAACAACTATTTTTAAATAATGTACTGATCGAAGCACTTGACGATGGATGCCCAGCGTACTATAATAGCAATATTCTAGGGCGCTATATGCGTAAGGACTATGGAGACTTTGGAGAATACTTTAAGTCAAATTCATGATTGGGCAGTGGATCGTATCCATTATCTGTGTGAATTTGATGAAGGTAGTATTTCCAGTCTAGAAAATGCTTATGCTCTCAAATGTGAGTTTTCTGAATGGTTGGATCCTAACTTAACAGATCACGACATCTTTTCACTAGAATACATAGGAGATGATGAAGATGGAGGAGTCATCTAAGACATTTAAAAGAAAGATTCTTTCAAGAATCCGAGAGTTAACGAATCAAGGTAAACACTTAGAAGCATCAGCACTTTACATAAAATACTTTAAACCATGAAAAAATTTATTATTGGTATGCTTGCAGCAGTTTCAATGGGAACTCCTGCATTAGCAGATCCAAAACTTGAAAAAGGATTCTATACTATGGATTCATTGGGTTGCATGATCTTACGAGAATGCACCGAAAATGTTAGACGGATCACCTCAATCGAGGACATTAAGCGTAACTATCCTAATAGGGATTTTTCTGTTGTTGCTGATGAGTTTGACCAGATGCTTCTTTCCCTTGATAAGATCGGAGTTATGGTTTTTCTAGGACCAGAGAAGTATTTTCCTCCTGGTCATCGTGGAGTATACCATACTGTAAGCAATAACTTCTTTTTGAATGATGCCTTTATGCATCGTCAGGGTGTGTTGATGAGTGTAATGAGGCACGAAGGATGGCACGTTGCCCAAGACTGCATGGCGGGTTCTATCAAGAACTCTTTAATTGCCATCATCAGACCAGAAGAAGATATTCCTATGCTCTATCGTGAGATGGCAGAACGTAGTTATCCAGCATCTGCTGTACCCTGGGAAGCAGAGGCAGGATGGGCAGGTAGAACCGAAAAAGTTACGATGGAAGCACTTGAATCCTGTGCTCGCGGTACAATGTGGACTGATTATGAACCAACTCCACTCACCCGTAAGTGGTTGATCGAAAATAACTACATCACTAAATAATAACATCCGAAATTTTTCGGAAGACCAGCCAAGACAAATTCTTTGAGGGCTTTTTTGTTTTACAATGTAGAATTTGTTGTTGGAAAAAAGAATTTACATATGACACAT